TGTTTTACAAGCTGCTGGTAGTGTAAACGAGTGACCACCTGTAGCATTTTGTACAATTATTAAGTTACCGCCGCGTCCTGCCGAAACATTACTAAAAGCAAAAGTTGTGTTTGCTGACATGGTAATCTTAAAGTTGTTTGCTGCATTTAGGTCCATGGTAAGAGTACCACCACTTGCTGACAAGGCATCTTGGTCTAAACGAATAGAGCCTGTCATAGTACCACCAGCTAATGGTAGTTTAGCGGCGATGCTGTTTGTATAATAGCTACCATGTTCCCCATCTAGTAAGTCTGCGTCAAGACCAGATGAACCACCGTCTACTGTTTTGATAGCAGTAAGTATCTCAGCAGCAGTCTGATCAGCAGTAGCACCTGCTTCAATGCCATCTAGCTTACTACCATCTGTAGCTACATCACGTCCATCTACAGTACCAGTAACTGTAATATTACCTGTAACATCAATACCTGCAGCAAAGTCTACATTAGCATCAAACTGCCCACCTGTAGATTTAGGTACAGTATCAGCTAAAGTGTTAATGTCTGCAGAGGCTACAGTAATAAATACTTCTGATGTACCAGACAAGTTAAGTAAAGACCCAGTAGAGCTAGACTCATAAGATCTTGTCATTTGAGTACCGCTAGAAGAGTAAACTCCCGTTCCTACTTCCCAGCTATCCCCATTAGTAATCGTATACCTTACTGAATTACCGTTAAGGATGCCCCCTTGAGCAAAGGTTTGAAAACCATCTACTGCAGACCCAAGACTTATAGTTCCTGTTCCTGTACTAGATGTACTTACTTTTACACGATCCGCAAACTTAATTGTCATAGGTAGGCACCCTTAAAGGTATTTTATGCAATACGAATTACTGCCGTAGATGCACCCGCTGCAGGAAACTGAATGGTCAAGTCTCCGGCTGTTGCGCTTACTGTACCACCAAAGTCAATAACTGCTATTGCTTTGTTAGACTGTGAAGAATTGTAGATTATACAACCATCTGTAGAAACAGTAACATTTGAAAATACTTCGTCAGTAAAGTCAACAATAGCAGTAGTACCTGCTAAAGTAATTGATGCTCCATCCAGTGTTTGACCACCTGCAGAGTAGTTTGTTCCTGATGCTTCATCTGAGTTACCAGTAACATCTGAGTAGTTAGTAGTAGCTGCACCATACGTACCTGATGGTGAGGCTTTAATTAGAGCCAGTTTTAGTGTGTGAGTATCAAGATCGTGAACACCGCCAAGTAGCTCTTGCTTGAACGAGTTGCACATTGCTGTAGTAATAGCCATTGAAGGTATCCTTTATAATAAGCACAAAGGGGCCAGCATATAGCCAGCCCCTAAGTATAACATTAATTAAGCAGCGTTGTATGCTGCAGTGACCAACGCTTGTGGGCGAAGAATTTTGCGACCGTAAAGGTGCATACCGCGCACGATGTCAGCGAATGAATCAGGATCACGGTAGTTTTCAACGTTGTTGATCTGCTCTGCAGAAGCAACAGCATCATCCTGACCACCCAAGATAACACCAAAGTTGGCATCTTGAGCTAAAGCACCAGAAGTGCCAGCGCCAGTACCTTTAGCAGGTAGAGAGTTTGAAACGTATACACGGAAACCGTGTAAGTTGTTCAAGACAAGACCATTTTGCAAGCCAGAACCACCGAAATCGGCGTTCAACATACGACTGTCTTCGTCTTTGAGCATCTCTACAAACACCGGGTCAACAACGAGCCATCTTCCTCGTGCGTCAACGTTAGCTGTGTCCATCTGACGAGCCATACGTGCAATAACTGTCAAAGGTGAGACAGTTGCAGATGACAGTGCAGTTGCACCAGGCAAACGTGGGGCCAATGGAATTGAGTCACCAGTTGCGTAGGCTGTTGAAGCTGAGTCAGCAGAACCCAACTGACCAAAATCAGTAGCGTCCAAGTGATTCACTTTCAAAAATTCACCATCAAGCTCACCAGCAGTTGGGTGCTGTGCATCACCAGAGGTAGATGTAATCAGCGCACCTGCAGCGGTGAAACCAGACATGTATGACAGTACGTCTGCATCCATTGAGTCAGCCATTTTAAATGCTGCACGATCAGATGCCAAACGAACAAAGTCTACATTGGCGAATTGCTCTTCAATGTCATCCATCTTAAAGGCAAAGTAGTTTGCTTTGTCGATGGTCAATGAAAAGTCAGAGTCATCAAGCTTCTCAACAGAGATGTTTGTATGACGCTGTAGAGCATTAACAGTTACGTCTGGCTCTTTTTGGATGCGAACAGTGTCGCCTTGGTTTGCAATCTCACCAAAATATGAGTTGTTGGTAATTGCGTTAGTGACAGCAGAGCGCCGTAGAGCAATCTGTGCCTGTTTTGAGTAGATAATCGGAGAGAAGTTTCCGTTAAATCCACCTGATGCGGATGTAATAGCCATAATGGTTTCCTTTCAATGATATGGCGTTTATAGTAACACTATACCCACTTGAAAGAGGCCTTCTGTACTAGGGTAGTCAGCTTTGCTTTAGAGATGCCTCTCTGTAAGCGCTGGGCCTATACATCAGGGTAAGTCTTATATTTGTGGCGATTGTGCTTTGCAATAAAAGCATACACACACTTTAATATATGTGTATATGCTATAGTTTTATCTATGATAATGCTAATGTCAACTACTTCTTTGACATATCATAAATAAATTTACCAGAGCGCTGAGCATCTAAAATCTCATCCATGCGCTTCTCATATTCTTTAATAGACATTTTAGCTACCATAGATTCGCTAATATAGTTAGATGAATCATCTGGATTAGGTGTAGATACCTTCTTAGCTTTTACAGAAGAAGCAGCATTCTTATCGCTGCTAGACTGCTTCATTGTCTTAATGCCTTTATCTATTTTGTATAAGTCTAATACACGAGCTACAGATTTAGCATCATCTGTATTCTCATATAAAGCATCTTGTACCCACTTAGGTTGTTCTTCTGCCCAACTATGGAATGCATCATCTTCGCGGATCTGTGCGAAGTCAGGGTGCATATTAAGTAGCTCCACTTCTGCCTTTTCTTTCTTGGCTTGTGTACGCATACCTTCTATCTCTTGTAGTCGCGTATCTAGGTCAGAGGCTCGTTCATTAGCTTTCTTATCCGCAATAGCTTCAATGATGCCAGCTACGTCAGGGTATTTCTTAGTCCAAGCATCAATCTCTTCTTCTGACTTAGGTAGTACAAGCTCATTCTTAGCAGCTAAGTCTAGTTGACCTTTTAGCTTCTCTAACTCCGCTTTATACTCTGCATCTTTCTCTTGCATGTACTTACGAATATCAGAGTATCGCTTCTTAAAGCTTTTCTCTTCTGCACTTAGATCAGCGTCATCTGTTTCGGATGCTTTTGCTTTCTCTGGGGCTTCTTCTTGTTTGGTATCACTTGTTGGTGGTACTGGGGATTCGACAGGCTCTGAGCTACTGGGTTCCTCTTGAGTAGCTTCTTCTGTTGAGGCTTCTTGCTCTTCATCGTCCTGTTTTATGCCAGCCTCTTTTAAAAGCTGAGCTAACTCCTGTTCATCCTTTTGTACGCGAGACATATTACGCATATGTGATGCAGATTCAACTGCAATAGTTTGGGCTTCCGACATTTCTTACTCCTTTATGTTGGGGCCAGCCTAAGCTGGGTAGCCTTATAGTTATTTATTGTCGTTTAGTTATTACTTCTTTTTGTTCTTCTTCATCAAGCCGCCTTTGTTAAAGCCACCACCTCTAGCTATTTTAGATGCATAGGTTTCTCTGTTGCCTGTACCTTTAGTATCAGCTTTAGTGTCTTTCACACTACGAGCACCGCCAGAGGTAGGTGCAGAAACGCCTTCACTTTTAGCAACACGCGCAGCCTGTGCATTACTTTGTGCTATTTGTGCTGCAGAAGGGCCATCATCTCTATCTCTAGAGGGTTTAGGTGCAGGTTTAGTAATATCATCTTTAGTAACAGCGCCTACATGATTACCTAAATTTGTATTAGACTTTGTACCTGTACCACCTGTACGTCTAGCTCCCGACCAGCTATCTGACTGAGATGGTCCTTGAATACCAGATCCACCTACGTCAAAACCAAGCAAGTCGCCCAACCAAGTATCACCAAAGTCTATTTTACCATTACCGTCTACATCTTGAAGGATGCCGCCGCCGCCAAGTAGACCACCACCGCCTGTAATACCAGAACCTTTTTCTTTACCTCTAGTGGTAACGCCATCAAATAGTTTCTGTATCTTAGCTCTATCTGCATCTGTTTTTGCAACTTTGTAACGATCAGCTAACTCTCTAGCTACAGCAAATCCTGTAACTCTTTTACCTATTGAAGCAATAAGACCTACAGGCCCAGCAAATGCACCTATACCACTGATTGCTTTATTTACTTTAGGATCACCTAATTTTTCTGCCAAACCAAATAGGTCTTCATTTGAGTAGTCTTTAAAAGTATTTTGAGCAGCCTTTACTTTCTCTTCTTCATTTCTAAATGAGTTACTTTCATTAGAAGGGCTTACTGATGAAGACTCGCCAGTATCAGGCTGCTCTACTGTAACCTCTGGGGCAGGATTGTAATTTTCTGATGTAACATATCCTTGATCAATTAGTAGCTTTGCTGCAGAATCAGGTTGCCCATTAACAAAACGCAATGTAGCCACAGTACCTGTAGTAGGGTCACGGTATTCTCTATACTCAATATTATCAGCCATAAAGTTTGTTTCAAATATAGCGGATACATCAGGTATAACAGGCTGTTGAGGCATTACAGGTGTAGTTACGTCTCCACCCTCATTGTAACCTTTTAAGTATCCACCATCCTTCATATTGACCATAGGCTGATCTTCTGCGACTGTCTGTAGCTCAGAGATGTCAAACGGGAAGTCTTCATCCTCTGGCTCAACCATTTCCATACCCTCTGGTGGTAATGGCTCTCCACCGATACGACCATTGGCTTCCATCTCAGCAAAGCCTTCTTTGGCTTGTGTACGTAGGTCTTCAAAGAATTTAACTCCGTAGAAGCGTACAACGTCAGCAGGTACAACATACTCGCCTTCACTT